TGGTTATGTCTAGAGAAGAAAGAGTACAAAGAATTCAACAATTACAACTAGAACGCTTGACAAATTAATAAAAATGTGCTATAATGTTAATATAATTAATAGGAATTAAAATGACTTATTTAGAAATAGTTAATAAAGTTTTAGTAAGGTTAAGAGAAAACGAAGTAACTTCTCTTACTGAAACGTCTTATTCTAAACTTGTAGCTGATTTAGTTAATGTAGTTAAACGAGAAGTAGAGAACGCTTGGAACTGGGATTGTTTAAGAGAAACTCTTACTGTAACTACAGCTAATGATTTATTTAACTATGTGCTAACTGACTCTGGAACTACGTCTAGAGTATTAAATGTTTACAATGATACAGACGATATTCAAATGCACTATCGTCCTAGTAACTGGTTTGACCAACAAATGAGAATGGTTGACACAGTTCAAAAAGATGCTCCAATGTTTTACAATTGGAATGGTACAAGTAATGGTGATTTACAAGTAGACCTTTACCCTATTCCTGATGGTGTTTACAATATTAGGTTTAATATTATTAAACAACAGGATGATTTGTCTGAACCTACAGATGTTTTATTATTAAATCCACATCTTGTTATTGAAGGTGTTGTTTCTAGAGCAATTAGTGAACGTGGAGATGATGGTGGGTTTATGGATCAAGAGATGCGATATAAAAATATGTTAGCTGATTTTATTGCTATTGAAGCTGGACGTATGCCTGATGAAGTTACTTGGTATTCTGAGTAATGGCAGGAGTTTTAAAAACTACTAGTATTTCTGCACCAGGTTTTCTTGGATTAAACACTCAAGATTCAGGAGTTAATCTTGAAAGTGGGTATGCTACTGTAGCTAATAATTGTATTATTGATAAGTTTGGTAGACTTGGTGCTAGGAAAGGTTGGGACTTAAAAACAACTTCTTCTAGTTTAACTACAAATGCTACAATAGATTCTATATTTGAATTTAAAGATGTTGATAGTACTGTTACTATTTTATCAGCAGGAGATGAAAAACTTTATAGTGGTACAACTACATTAACTGAAGTACCTATTAGAGCTGCAGATCAAACTACTGTTGTATCTAGAGTAGGTACAGGTAATAGATGGGAATGGGCAAGTTTATTAGAAGGTACAGGACCAACAGCAGACTCTTATGCTATTGCTACACAAAGAGGTAATCCTGCTTTAGTATATCGTAGAACAAGTCACTCTGGTCCTTATATACTACAACAAATAGGTGACTATGGTGCTAAACCTTCAGGAGTAACAACATTTGATCCTGATTGTTGTTTAAGTGCTTTTGGTAGAATTTGGGTAGCAGGACTTACAAGTAACCAATCTACTATATACTTTAGTCAACTTAATAATCCTGCTGAGTTTTCAGCTAGTGGTTCTGGTGTATTAGATATATCTACTGTTGTTGGGGGTAATGACCAAATAGTAGCACTAGCTCAACATAATAATTATTTAGTTATATTTTGTACTCATCATATTATATTTTATGAAGGTGCTATAAGTCCTTCTACAATGACATTAGTAGATACCATTGTAGGTATAGGATGTATTGCTAGAGACTCTGTACAAGCTACAGGTACTGATTTAATCTTTTTATCTCGTAGTGGTGTTAGAAGTTTAAATAGAACTATACAAGAAAAATCTTTACCTATGAGAGAATTGTCTCTTAATATTAAAGATGATTTATCTGGATATTTATCAGTAGAAACACTTAATAATATTAGAAGTGTTTATTATGAAAATGATGCGTTTTATTTAATAACATTTCCAGGATCTCGTGTTATGATTTATTTTGATATGAGGTCGGCTTTACCTAATGGAGCAGCTAGGGCTTCAATATGGAGAACAACTTCTGGAACATTATTTAATGCTTTTTGCAATACAGAAGATAGAAAACTATTGTTAGGTGTACCTAATGGTATAGCAGAATACTCAGGTTATTTAGACAATACAGCTACTTATGACTTTGAATATTTAACAGCTGCTTCTGATATACAAGCACCTACTACTAATAAAATGTTAAAGACTGCTGAACTTACAGTTATAGGTACAGGAGATCAAGACTTTACATTTCAATGGGGTTATGATTATACACTTAATCTTAATTCACAAGTTATTAATAGAGATTTTGGTACAACTACTTTATCTAGATACAATATGACATATAAATATAATATAGATAAGTATAATACTGTAGGATTAGGTGTTCAAGAATTAAGAGTACCTTTAACAGGATCAGGAAAAGTTTTACAATTTGGAGTTAAATCTACAATTAATGATGAAGCATTAAGTGTTCAGAAAATAGATGTATATCTTAAAACAGGGAAAACAATATAATGACAGCATATACTAAAGCCACTAACTTTTTAGCAAAGGATTCTTTACCAGATACAGATGCTGGAAAGATTATTAAAGGTTCAGAGTTTGATACTGAATTTAATAACTTACAAACAGCTGTAAATAGTAAAGCTAACAATTTATCTGCTGCATTATCAGGTACTCCTACTGCTCCTACCGCAACAGCTGGAACTAATACAACACAAATAGCTACAACTGCTTTTGTAACTACAGCAGTAAACAATGGTTTTCCATCAGGTGGTATTATTATTTGGTCAGGTTCTTCAGCCGCAATTCCTAGTGGATGGTTATTATGTGATGGTACTAGTAGTACTCCAGATTTAAGAAATAGATTTGTTGTAGGTGCTACTGATACTTATAATGTAGGCGATACAGGTGGTAGTGCAGATGCTATTGTTGTAGCTCACTCACATACAGCATCATCATCAGTTACAGATCCAGGACACAATCACTCAACAGGGGTACGTTCTCCTGGAAATACAGCAGCAGATGGTGCTGGTGATGGTAAATGTAATAATGGTACATCAGGAACTTCAACAACAGGTATTTCTGTTTCTACAACTGTTAATAGTACAGGTTCTAGTGGTACTAATGCTAATTTACCTCCTTACTATGCACTTTGTTATATTATGAAATCTTAATGCAAGATAAAGATATACAACGATTTCTAGAAAAGTCTAGAAGTGAATATGTAGATACAACCAACTTAATAGAAAATGAACATGGGTTTATGAGCTGGAAAATAGATGGTGATAAGTTTGTATGTATTAATGTCTATGGTAATGGTAAGTATTGGGATAGTTTTATGAATGAGTTAGCAAAGCAGTTTAACTGTAAAACTATATTAGGTGGAACTACTCGTAAGAGTTACAAAGCATTTGTAAAGAAATATAATTTTAAACTTGTAGGCTATATATTTGAAAAAGAGGTAATCTAATGGGATCACTAATAGGAAGTATAACAGGAACAACTAAGGCAGCTAAAAGGGCAGCAGAAGAGCAAAGACGTGCTGCTGATATGGCTAAGTATAAACCTTATGATGTAGAGGGATCATTTTATGGTGATGTTGCTTTTGGTCCTGATACTGTAAGTTATGAACTTAGTCCAGAGCTACAAACTTTTAGAGATTACTTTTATAATCAAGCTTTAGGTTTTCAACCTACTGCTGCTGAACAAAGGATGTTTAGTGATATATCTCAAACAGGAGCAGATATATTTAGACGTGGTGCAGAAACTGATATAGGCACTGCTGCTCAAGATTATTATAATCAACAGTTACGACTTTTACAACCAGAACGAACAATGGAAGACATTCGTTTAAGAGAGAACCTTTATGGAACAGGTAGAGGTGGTTTAGGAGTATCTTTAGGTACAGGTGGTTATGTTAATCCTGAACAATATGGTGCTTCACTAGCAAGAGAGATGGCTAATTTAAACTTAGCATCAACTGCTGAGGATAGAGCTAGACAACTACAACAACAAGATATATCAATGGGTACTGGTCTCTTTGGTTTAGGTAGAGAAATGAGCCTACTACCTATTACACAGGCTGGTAGTTTACTTGATATGGCTAGTGGTGTAGAACAAATGGGTATGATGCCTTTACAATTAGGAGCAGACTTAGGTAGTGCTGCACAGTCAGGACGAGTAGCTCAAGCTTCAGGATATGGTCAAGCTGCAAATACAAGATTGAACGCTTCTTTAGCTAACGCTGGTATGTTTACTAATTTACTAGGACAAGCTATGTCAATACCTAATTGGAGTAACATGTCTAATCCATTTAGTAGTGGTGGGTATACGGGTGGTGGAACATTTATGCCTGCTTCTTCTGGTTTTGCAGGATCACCTCATTTAAGGAGTAGAGTATAATGGCAAAAGATATTGTAGGTGGATTATTTGGATTGTCTCCAAATCAAATTATGGAGCAACAACGAGCTGCTGATACTCAAGAAGCTTTAAACTTTGGTCAATTAATGCCTCAAGGTTATG